TTAATCTGGGCTTTCCTTATTCTTATACAGCATGATGTCCGTGTAGCCTGAATTATAGTTCACGCTGCCACCTGTGGTATTGATGGTTGCTCCAGCAAACGGATTGCCGACGTGCGTCCGGGTCTCTATCCATTCACAAAGCTCAACGATCTGGCTCTTGTTACTCGTGAAGTAAAAATAATTGGAGTCATCCAAGACATTCAAAACATCAAGGTAATCCCGCAATTTCCAGTAACTCTCACTTTTGTAAGTCTTGGTGTCTGTACTAAGATAGGGCGGGTCAACAAGAAAAACCACATCGGCCTGTTGGTGCTGATTGTACAGTTTTCTATAGTCACCCTGGACACGCTCAACGCCCTCTAGATATCCTGTAGCATCAAAGTCAGCAGTCCGGACACAATTATAAAACGTTTCCTTCTCGAACTCCTCAAAATTGGTAGCATAATTTCCACTAAACAACAAACTTGCTGAAAGACTCACATAGTCTACAAATCCATACAAGTCCTCATGCTGTTTAACCACCCCCAGAACGTTTGGGCGGAGCGACAGTGGCAATCGCTCATTTTTAGACAGACCATGCACGATGGGCCGCAATCCAGCCAAAAGTATATTGGTCTGTGGAATCGCTTCCAAACGGGCGGCATAATTGTCATAATCGTTCCAAATCACACGTGCATTTGGGTACTGCTGCTTAACCGTGTGCGCCAGCAAGCCCGAACCGCCAAATAAGTCCACATATATCGCATCTGTTTTAAAGCTGTTTAAAGCTTCTTTAAATTGTTTTAAAAACCGTCTTTTTTGCCCCTGAAAAGGTAGTGGGGCTTGTGTAAATTTTTTCACTTTTTTTATCATTTTTAAATTATACATTAAGATTAAAACTAACTTTTTGGCCATCCAAAATTCCTTTTGTTGGCTCAATATTATTCTCATAAATATGAACATTCGCCAAATAAAGCGTTATAGATCGCAAGGGCGCATCTATCTGCTTACTGATCAAATACAGGTGATAAATATCCGCAGGAAGCCCTAACGAAGCATCAGAGCTTCTTTGGTACGCACTCATTACTAGCTTCCCCTTATCAATTTGGAATTGTATTAAACTCAAGCACGGCTGTTGATTACTCTCAGCGTTCGTCTGGCCAAGAAATAGCACGTAATTCTTACTATTGCGTTTCTCCTTGTTAATCTTATCGATTAACTGCGGTAACTGCTCAAAGTACGTTGGGTAGCTGTTGACCAAAATAGGACCACAATAGTCCCACCAGTTCACGCCAATTTCACGGTAACGTTCCGTAAGTCTTTCGCCTTTTTGGAAAAGCTCCAGTTCGCTTCTTAGTTTATTCCTGGCAACCGCATGCCCCTCGAAGATTTCAAGAAGGTCAACAGGCTTGAGCCTTAAAGCCTCATTCAGTAGATAGCGAATGTTGCCTTTTTTGTTCTTTTGTAGTTTTCCTTTTTCAAGGATTTTTTGAAGCACCGAGTGGTACTTATTCTGTCTCGTTTTTGTTATATTTGTCATCTCTCACAATTAAAAATGCACTTGTACTCTTATCTAAGGCTTTTGGCCCTCGATAATTTGCCAAGTGCATTACTTTTTTTAGTTGTGAGAGATTAAGAAGAGAACGTCGGGGGCTTTCTATTTGCCACCTGCAGATATCTTTTTCAGCCGTTCATCCTTCGCCCTATAAAGATCAAACTCGAGTTTCAGGGCGTTATATTTTTCGCGCCAATTGTTTATATCGGCCCTAAGTTCCTTGTTTTCCTTATGGAGGGTTCTAAGGTCTTTTCTTTGCTCTATGTTTTCCTTCTTTACGGCGTTGAGCTCCTCCCGTATTATTCTAATCTGATCCTGGAGCTCCTTGTACTGTAGCTTGTAATCACCAACAAAAGAGCCGTAAAGTTCTTTAATCGCCATGACCGCTTCGGCATCTTTCTGCTCGGCGGTGGCGGTGGCTTCTTTAACTTCGATCCGCTTTAGCTTCCACGCAACGAGACCGCCACCGCTAATGAACAGTATTATTCCGGCAATGGCCTCCCAATGTTCCAGTATATATATCATGACACCATTTCCGCGTTATTGACTGTAAACAAAGCTGCATAATAAGCGGCCTTAAAGGCATCTATTTTTGTATCTGCCAATGCATACGTTCCGGTTGTTGTAATAAGACTTGTTGAAGGTGGGGTCGCTTCTATCACGGCGGCATAAACAGCCCTTGCAGCTGGGGTCAATGGAAATTCTTTTCCATCAAAGACAAAAGTGCCCTCATCCAGGACATTGCCCACCCTTCTCGTTTTTTGGTACTCCAGGGCTTTTGCAAGATCAGCTTGTTGTTTTGTGATCTCGCTCGCCGGACGTGCCTCTAAATTTCCATTGAAAACACGCTGATGGCATATTCCATATTGATAGCTTATATATCCCGGATCGGCAGGATCGGTAAGCTGATCCTCGGTCACAACCAAGGGAGAATTTTCCAATCCCAGTTCTTGGAGGTCTTCCAGGCTATCGGCTACAAGATTGAATAGAACAAAAGGACGGTAATCGGTTTCGTATGCGATATAATATTTCATATTCTAAAAATTATGGAAGGCTGATGTAGCCCGGTCTGTTAATAGGTATTACGGTGTAATCAAAAACCAAAGGCACACTGGGCGCTGTAACGTTGTTGATGATAACATCAAACCCATTGTGTTTTCTATTGTTGATATCCCATGTGAAAGCCCTTGAAAAGTTTTCATCCGCATTCAAGGCCCTAAAATTGCCCAGCACCTGATAATCCTTAGTGCCTATGTTTCGGCCAAAGTTGATGTGAAGTATAGTGGCCCCGATGTTATACACAATAACGCCGGTAAATACACTGCCCGACTTGAGGTACTCAAGCTGTTGCCGCCCGCGTATAAAAGAAGACATCAACGCGCCATAAGTACGACCGGGATGGGTTCCCACCCTTGCCGTTCTTACAATTTTGCCGGGCCTGTCCTGGTATATGGGATCGGCCTGCGTTCCCACGTTAAAGGTTAACAGCTCAACACCTTCAAAAAAGGAAATTTCCAAATCTGAAACGCCCACACTGGAGCCAGAATAAGCCTCTATTGTCCAAAGTTTGCCGCGATATAATAACACCCCAGTAGTAGCCGTAGAGGTAGCTCCCGTGGTTGTCCAAACAAAACCGCTCAAAATCCTATTACCCGGCAACCTGTCCAAAAGTTCCTGTATCGGCTTCTGAAAGCTCTGTTGAAACTCCGTAAGCTCCTCCCTGTTTTTTGGGAAGCCTGTCTCTTCTATAATTAACTCAACCATATTATCGTATATTTTGTTCCAAACATTTTATAATAATCCAGATATGCCTTTATGCGGGTCAATAGCCTTTCCTCATCTCCCTCATATAGCGGGCGCATCCCAATGGGCAAAAACACCGTAAAATCACTCCCGTACACATTAAAGGTGCCCATATCAAAAAACCATTGTGGGTCGCCTTTGTCCTTATCGTAAAAATAGAGCGGCTCCCCCTGGTCCTTGTCATAATAATGCTGTGTAGCGGTGATGCTCGCATTGTTGATAAAAATCCGCCGCTCAACGTTGTCAAAATGGTCGTTCAGCACCTTTTGAAGCAATGTAATAGAGGCATTATGCTCCGTCTTATAGATTGCTTCTGTTTTGAAGTTGAAGAAAGAACCATGAATCGAAACAAAAGGAGAAATCAAGGCTCTTAAAAAAGATAACAGCTTTGGCTTGCGCAAAACAAGCGGCAGCAACTGTTCCCTGAACTTATCGTAATCTACACTATATATATTCCCGTTGACCATTATCTAGCTATATATTGAAATGTGCTGTTGGGGATATCCAACTTAAAATACCCGGATTGCGGCTGCCTGAATTCCACGATTGGCCCCACGTTCCCTTGTGGGTTGCCATCATCATAATTAAACCCGGTATAGGCGCTCGATGCGCTCTGCAAAAATACATCCGTTACTCCAGCCACATTTTCCACTACATCGTTCAGGTGCTGAAGGGAAAGCTCGCCATTGAAATCGCGGGCGTTCTTATCTATCAGATAGGCGCGCAAGGCCGAAATTACGGGGTTATTGTCCGTACCGTCAAGCCGCTGCCCCAGATTGTTAAGTATCGTAGGATCGTAATATATTTTATAATGTACCTTCAATTTGTCCGCTTCCGCACTGCTCGTCGCAAGGCTGATCCCCGCCGCACCCATCAGGTTCAGATACGCCCGAAACCCTGCGTGCTCCTCATAACTTAATGGTTGCAGCTCACCATCGATGCTCTTGGCCACCTTGATGCGCAATATCCCGTGTCCGTTCATACTGCCTTCCACCACAGCCGCCTTGGCCACTATTTTCCGTGCGGCTATCTCGGCAATGGTCAAACCCGTATTATCATATATGCCCGTTTCTGGCAGTTCCTGCCCGTGCTGATAGTTAAGCGCAGTCTGGGTGTACCAACCCCTTGAAAACGGGCGAGAAACGGCAATGCGCTCGTCTATATCTGCCGAAAGTATGGCCCATAGCTTATGGAGGCTCCACGCCACAACGGCCACCACATAGATAATGAGCCTGAAAATGCTCACCTTACTGGTACTGGTAAGGTTGCCCAGCGTAGCCTGTTCGTTCTCGGTCAACACCGCAGTGGCCGGTAGCGCATCGGCACCCGCAGCGGTATTGAGTATTTGGGTCTGTATTTCGTTTATCGTGGGCGTGGCCATATCTTACTCAAATTTTGATTTCCTATCCGTTTGAAATTTCTTGATCTGATCGCCGTGAAGCAATCGTATCTTCACCTTCCCGTCCGGGGAAATGAGATCACGGTACTTATAGTTTGCCCGGATCATGTCCCAACTCGATCCGGGCAAAAAAACACGGCTCCACACATAGATGGCATCCGCTGTTTCCGAAAAAACTTTCAGATCGGCAAAATCAAATCCTGTTGCTGTTTTTCTGAATTCAATCGTTAACAAATTCACCTCGTTACGGTTCATTACCGCCTTTTTGAGTGTGAAAATATAGGTAAGCGAAGTAGAAGTTTCGGAAATCCTCCAGAACGAGTAGTCGTAGCCTACATTAGAGATCAGGAGATCGGCCAGATCGCAGGCTTCATCTTTTGTCAAGTCTTGTGTTAGGGCCTGAATACTCATGTAGTGCTCTCGGCTCTGGTTGTACCCATCCTGCGCCCCCATCTTGAAAAAAACAAAAAGCGAGAGTGTAATTAGTACTGCCTTCATTGTCCGTTTGTAATTAGTTCCTGTTCAAATTCGTCTATCTTAGTCTGGTCCAAGTGGGACAAATGCACCCGTGCAGCTGCAATTGTATCCCGTAAAAACATTTGGGAATTTGAGATTCCCCTAATCCCTTCCTCGTTAGGTTCAAGTACGTGGTATATCTGCTCGGTGTCGTAGATCACATCTACAATAGTATTTTCTTCGTTCATAATTATGCGTGTGTTATAGTGTGTCCATATTGGTGTTGAAGCACGTAAACCCTTTCTCCGGAGGTTGTGGGCGTGCCGTTGCTTACTCCCTGTACATAACCCTCGGGCGCTACCTTAGACCCCGTAAATTGTATTACTTGTGTACTTGGTCCTGCTCCCCAAGCGATGTTCCGGAACCTGTTGGGATAGGGTGCAGGTGCCTGGTTAGGGAGGATAGAAGCATTTTCAGTGACAAGCTGGTAGAAAAGGGCAATAAAATTATCTGTCTTGGCTACGGTATTCAGGGAAGAGTTAAGGTTCTGGAGCAAAGTTAAGCTTACAAGTCCTTTCCATTTTGTGGTCATATCACTGTAATCTACATTGCTGTTGTGGTGCCAGAGGGTTTTAAGCCTCGCTAAGTTCGTGCAGTCTATAAGGTAACCAAGAGGCAGGTTAAGCAACTCGAGTTTGGAGAAGTTTTCTATACCTGGGATATGCTGCAAATTAGCATTACCGTCTAATCTCAAAATCACAAGTGTATCTGCAAGCTCCCCAAATGTCTCGTCCAGCTCGGTAATGTTACTGGCACTCAATCCTAATCTTTCAAGCCGTCCGAATTGGTTCAGTTTGAAAAGGTTGGAGCTGATTTTATCCGATAGGTCAAAAATGCTATTGGCCTCGAATGTCTTCAGGTTGAGGTCAAAGAAAGAATCTGGGATTTTGGATAGCGTTTCTGCAAATGCCATGTTAAGGTTGAGCTCCTCCAGGCTCTCCATTTTCGTTAGGTCTGCCGGAAAGGAAGTAATCCCTCTTGCAGCACTAAATGTAAGCACCTTCAACCCTTTCGCATAATTAATGTCGCTGGTTATAGCGCCCTCTAAAAATGTTCCTACGCTCTCAAGTTTTTCAAGTTTGGAGAAATTTTCAAAACTGAAAGTGATCGTTCTTTTCCCGCTATGGCTATCTTGATAGATATGCGGCTGTATTACATCTGCCGCACCCCCAGAGCCTGGGGTTGTGCTTCCGGTAGGTGTCCAGGTTAGGTTACTTCTTCCCGGAACGTCCAAATTGCTGTGTACGGAAGTAGCACCATCGCCCCAATTGACGGTAACAATGCTGTTATCCGAAATTCTCAACCTAAAGTACTTTGAGATGCTTGTTGGGTGCGGATCCGGAAACTGCGTTCCCCGCACCTCAAGGGAAAGACTGTTTACCTTGCTCTCAATGGGCTTTCCGTTTTTCGTTAATATCCTGTTTTCAGAAGTGAGAATCATAGCGTGATAATTCTATAGGTTAGATATATCGTGCCGGGAAACTCGTGCGCGGGGTCGTCTCCTTTGCTCTGGATGAAAACAGCGTGGTTGGGGATTATCTTTTCCCCGGGGCCGTAACCGCCTTTCTGGTATATGCCTGCCGTGCTTGTTCCGACGATCCAGGCCCAGCTCCAGAAGGAATTACTGTAGCCCACAACAATCTGGAAAGTAGTTGGTATGGTGGAGGGAGCGTCTATTTTCAAGGCCGAAGAAATAAGTTCAATGGCTTTTCCTGCACCCGGGGCGGGTATAAGCGTGATTGGAGAGGCACCAATTACTTTCATTTCAGCAGCTGTGATGTTTCTTTTGAGCTCCAAGATCCTGACAGAAGTGTCATTGCCCATAGGCACACTTGCCCATTCACTCGGGGAGTCGTTCACCTTCTTATATATCAAGCCCAATTGCTTGCACACCACGTTGAACGGACGTACCGCATTGGGATAGGCTATATTAAGATCTGCAGATGACATAGTTACAGACTGCGCATCACGGAACACTTCATACTCTGTCATTTCCTTGCTCCCTGCCCGTTGGTTCTCGTCCACGGTCATCAGCACCTCCTTGGTGATGTGCTTGTATTCTGGCCTGTACAGCGATCCCCAAGTGTCTGCCACGAAATAGCCGTAGCTCTCAGTGTAGAGTATCCTTGCGGTGCCCTTGATACCAACAGAGCCTCCTGCCGTTGGAAGCTTTAGCGGAAAGGCACCTGCACCCACACTCGGACTGTCGTGGTTGATGCGTACCTCGTAGTTTTCAGAAAGATTGAGAATGTGAAAATCTTTCTTTCCTTTGATACCGTTGATTATGGCTTGGGCGTTCTCGTTGGTGAACACAAGAAGATCTGCCGTTACCTCCAGATCGTTGTAGTTGCCGCCATTGGTGATGGTCTGGGTGGTGAAGTTGCGAAGCCCAATAATTGCCTCCGCCAACAGTTGGATGCTGTTCAGCTTCGGGTCTGCGTGCCTGGTCCTTTTGTCCAGCTCCTCTACCAGCTCGGCACCTTCTCCTATGCTATATGTTACCCCGCCGTAAGGCCTAATGTTTTTCTGTATCATAATTTTCTACTCAAAAAGTCCGTTTTCAAAAAGTCCGTTTTCAAAGAGGTGTTGGGTGTTACCACCTTTCTGGTTTCTTATATCGGTGGCTGTTTGCACCATTTTATTCCTATAATACCGAACCATCCCCGCGCTTATCATCTTTCTCGGCGTTAAGATTTCTTCCAGCCCGGAAAGGTCTTCCGTAATGGAAAAGCCATTCAGCAGGGCCATGTCAAATATCCCCTCCAGCCCGCCCATCTCGCGAATGGTGATGTCCTGGAGACATTGATTATATAGTACTGTTGTTTTCATTATTTTATCAGCTGTTTTGTCCGTAAAAATTCCTTGATGGCATTATAATCCTTGCCGTCCATCGCTAGATGGAGACGGATTCTTTCCTCCACCAAGGATCGCTTTTCCTTGCTCTTCATCAACTGAAACAAACTGGCACCCAACATGGGCGCAGATTTCAGCTCGCCTTGGTTCAGTTGAAGGATCAAGCCAACTTCCTGCATTTCGCTTTCACCCATTACCAGTTCCCCGTTTGCATCAAACTGGATATCATTATCGGTGTCGAGTAAAAAATCTTTCATTATGCTGTTATTGTTCCTGCAGCGGCACCACTTCCGGGGGTTACGCCGGTAACGGTTACCATTCTTCCCATTACGTACGCGTCTATGGCGTCTGCTATTTTATTGGCCTGCTCGGTTCTGGCGCGTGCGGGTTCTATCTCCACATCGCTGCCATCGTCCAAGGCCGCTTTTATCATTTGCGCTAAAACTTGTTTTGTTATTGCCATTTTAACTATATTAAAATCTTGTTTAACCGCTGTTTTATTGCCGTAACGGCCGGTACGTTTATAGTGGTTCCGTTCACTACTATTATTTTGTTCACTTCGTCTATAAAATCATTCAACACCTTTTTTAAACTTTCGCCCTGGGCCTTTACCACAAAACCGTCGTCCTTCATCTCCATTTCGGCATCGCCCACTTTGTGCATCCATTCTTCCGCTTCCTCACTCCAGATCAAAAAACTATTGTTCCCTTGGTTGTTGATCATTCCTATTAGGCACCGACTTCCTGTTTTTGGCTTGGTGTAAATTTCTCCAAGGCCCAAAAGCACGTCATAATAATCCAGATCGTCCACCACCCCAGTGGCAGTCATTGTTTTCTTTCCCCAGTCCACCTCCTTCACTACGGCAAAAGCGGTCTGTATGGGCTGGCTCTTTTTCATCTTCTCGGCCATCAGGTTGTTGAACTCTCCAATCGCATTCATTCCGCATACGCTTTAGGTCCCAACTGTATCTCCTGGCGAATGCCATCCGCTCCAAAACTTTTGCGCACACTTTCTATATAATAAATGCCCTCGCGCTCCTTAAAAAGCCCGGACACCAGTTTGCACTTCATGCCGTGGGTAACGCTGGGGGTGCCAAAGGCCGTAAAACTGCCATCAAAACCATCTACCTTAAAGCGTTTGTACTCTATCTTGGCCAAGGCTTCCAGTTCCTTCACGTCCGTTACGTTGTAAAAGGTCAACTGCCGTTCGTCTCCGTCCACATCCCCAATGCCGTCCACTTCAATTTTACTTCCATTGGGGAGCGTGCTCACCGCTTTTATTTTCAGCTTCACATCTTCTTTTCGCTTATAGTTTAAAGCCGTAGAAACGCAATTTCTTTCCAAATGAAAAACATCTATATCCGGATCAATGATGAACTCCTTTTTTTCAACAACTTTTCCATCTACATAAGAAACATTTGTTCGTGTTCTCTCAACGGCATAATATTTCCCACTACGCACTTTGCCATCTTTCCAATAGGTGTACAAGCCCCAATCCGACTGTAATTTTTCAAGAACGGGCCCTACCTGTGTTTTTGGCAACCTTACGGATCCAAGAGTGGTTCCTTCCAGGGCGTCTATTTCATAGCCCGGAATGATTGTTTGCAACAATTCCTGAAGCGTGATGTTTGGCGACGAAAAATTTACCGGCATCCGTTTTATCTTAAACATCTCATCCTCAAACTCCATCACCACGGGAATGTCTGCCGAAACGGTGGTGATGTACCCTTCGAACTCCTTTATCGATATTCCGTTATAGCCCCAAGAGATAGAAACTTTATCACCTCTTTTAAAGAGTTTTCTAAACGCTTCTTCGGGTTTGGCCATGGTTTCTCCATTGCCGTTAAATAGTTTAATATTTCTGGGCAGGGTAATCCTGCCCTTGCTAACAGGTTCTTTAAAGGAACTTTCAAAAGCTATTTCGGTGGCTTTGTTCAATACAATTTCATCCCGATCTTCGGTGGCAAAAAAACGTATTTCACAATGCATCACATACATATCTTTTATATTGTATTGGTTAATTGCAACTCCAGCGGATCATCACTATAGAGCTGCATCGTAAATGCCACAACATCTGGTTTACCCTGTGGAATGTTATAGGCAAAATCTGCCATTGCCACCCTATAAATTTCCAGCTTTCTAAACAGGGGTCCTTCTATCTTGATCGCATCGGCCAGTTTTTCCCACTGCAGCAGTTCTTCCAATTGCTGCAACGATGTTTTTCCGGGAATCGGCAAACAAAGGCCGCGAACATCAATGTGCCAATCGTCAAAGCCATAAATCTCCTTGACGGTTCCGTTGCTTCCCAGTACGTTTGTCCGGGTTATGTTTTTTGAACGTCTAAAGGAAAACATGGTAGCTGCTGGCAGGACCATTGTTTTCATTTCTACTTCTTCCAGTTCGCCATTGAGTTTATAGCGCCAATACTTTCCATCATCGCCATCAAAGCGCGCTTCAAAAACAATGGGCGTGCCCATCCAGCTTTGTGGTAGGGTTTCGGTTTCGTTTATCTGCTCTTCAAGCGTAGGAAGTACATCCACGTCAGACCAATCAAAATAGGGCGGGGCCTGCCTAAAAAAGGGCTCGGTTATATAGATAGGGCTGTTGATGCCAAAAGCCGCCTGAAACAATTCCCCTACGTTATACCGTATGTCCATTTATCCTTCTTTTTTCGATTTCGATCCTCCTCCGGCGGACAAGTTTCGAATTCGATTTCAATTTCAATTTCAATTGCTACACCGTTACCAGCGCATCGCGCAACCGGTCGTTCACCATTCCCACTATTTTGTCCGCCACATCGCGGATATTCGTGTCCTTGCCCACACTAAAGTTGTTGGTTATGTTCAAGGTCATCGCAATGTTCTTTACGCCACCTGCTCCGCTGCCCACATTTAGGCCGTCTCCTTTTTTGCCTTTTTTCTTATCGTCATCAAGGGTCGTAACCTCGGGCGTTTTTATTGTATTGTTCAGGTTAAAGGGCGAATCTTCTTCTTCGTCTTTTTTCAATGAAACGCTCTGCCCGGCCTTGATGAACTCGCCTACAGACTCCAGCAACAGTTTACTGGCCTCGGCCTGCGCTTCTTTTATTTCGGTCTTTCGGTCTTCAACACTGGCATTGATCTGGTCTATCATTGCTTGGTTCTCATCGCTATCGCCAAGACCCACGGCCTGTTTAAACTTGTACCAGCCCAATTTTATCTTGTCCAGGGCGATCATAATGCCGTTGACCATTAAAGTAAAATTCGCCTTGATCTGTGCCACCCACGCCTGTACCAACAGTTTCATCCCGTTCAGGGTGTGGTCCCACGCCTTGCCCCAGCCTTCTGTGGCCGAGACCACCCACACTATGGCGGCCACTATGGCCAGTATCCACCCGATAATGGGAATGCCCAAAATGGATTTTCCCAGAATGTTGGTGGCAAGTGCCCAACCTTTAGTAGCGATAGCATTGAGCCAAGCGAGGTTTTTGAGCGCGGTCAGTATGGGGATGGCTCCCGCCAGCAATTGAATGGCGGGGCCAAAGGTCTGGGCATATTCGCCCATGGTGCCAAAGGCATCGCCCGCCCAGGTTTTTATGTTGCTGAAAAGTTTTTTAAAGCCCGAAGCGGTTTCTTCCACGGCCGGTATTTCGTCCAGCGGGGGAATGTTCTCGTTAAGGCCCATGATAAACTCGATGCCCGAACGCTCGCCCTGCTTCTTAAAAATCTTTGAAATGGTCATCTGCTTGGCCTGGGTGGTCATCCCTTCCATGGCCGCAGATACCTGGCGCACGTTTTCCATTGCGGTCTTGCCCACAAGATCGTCGCGCTTTAGCCCAATGGCCGCCAGTGCGTCCTCGGCAGGCTTGTCGAGCTTACGCAGTTCAATCCCTGCCTTTTGTATGCCCTCTATAAAACTGCTGGGGTCTATTCCTTTTTTGGCCGCCGTGGCAATGAGCGCCGTGGCCTCATCGGCAGACACGCCCATTTCGTGAAGGGTGGGCGCATAGCGTTTTAATATGGCAAGGTAATCGCCGTTCAGGTTGGCACCGCGCTTCAATCCTTCCTCCAGTAGGTTCAGGTTGCTCTCAAAACTGCCGCCCATCTGTTGGGTAAGGGCGTTGGCGGCTTCGCCCACGGCCTTGGCATCTTCGTCGTACACATCGGCTATCTCACGGCTCTTGCTCAGGAATTTGTCCAGGTCGCTTCCCGATAGATCGGTAAGCCGTTGGAACTCGTCCCGCAATTTTTTCACGTCCACCGCAAAATCCAGCGCGGTGGTTATCTTCCCCACGATCTCGGACATCTGGTTGGCCTGTATGGCCACACTGCTCCAGTCTGTCTTTATCTTGGCGAAATTCTCAAGGTCTTCTTTAAGGGTTTTGGCATTCTCGGAAGCGTTCCAAAGCTTTTCCTTGAGTTTGTCTATTTCCTTTTGCTGGTCTTCAACTGCTTTTTTTGCCTTGGACCAAGCAACTCCCGGAGCAGCCTTTTTATAGGCCTTTTCCAAATCTTTTAGGGTGCGTTCCTTGGCAGTTAGTTCCTTCCGGGTTTCCCTTAGGTTAAGCTCTTCGTTCTTGAGCGCGGCCTTGGTTTTCTTTTCCGTCAGCCCCCAATTGGTGCCCAGGTCCTTTACAGAGTCAATGGATTCCTGCACATTGCCCACCACCTTCTTGATGGACTCGCGAATGTTCCCGCCAAGATTTAATATCCATTCTGTTGAAACTGATGCCATTATTGGTTATATTTGTATATGCTTTCTGCCTTAAAAAATATGTTTGCCTTTGTCCGGGCCCTTGCCCGATTGCTGTTTTACAGCTTGCTCTGGGTGGCATTGTTTGCCATTCCCTTGGCTTATATCGTCTTGCTCATCTATAACTTTGAGCATGTATTTGCGCTTACCTTTTGGTTTGTCTTTGCGGTGGCCGTTGTCTATATCGGCACGCAGGTAGATTCCAGGACACGCACCTTCAAATAGCTATTTCTTGCCGAACACGGCATTTACCACCTCTACCATTACCTTGCGGAACGCTTTTTCCATAATGGCCTCTTGGGTTTCCAATTCCATCCGCTGCACATAGACCCACTCCTGGAACCGCTGTGCCCAATCCTGGTCGCTCAAGGTGTGGGGGTCTATACCGTATTGAACGCGAAGAATGGCATCGATCTTCTCAAAATCCCGACCGGTGCCATCCTTTGTATCTAACCAAAACCGGGCTAAATCTTTTTTATATCCGCCTTTGCCGACCGCGTAAGCTCCCCGATCTTCCCGACCAGTTCGCCATAAATACTGCCGTCGTTTTCGTAGGCTTCCTTGTCGCCCTCCAGCACACAGCCAAGCATTACCTTTTGCTGTGCCGTTACGTCCTTCTTTCCTTCATACTGCACCACGGCCTGAATTACCGACCGTGATGGTTTCTTTACCAGATAATGAAAGGCATAACCGTCGTCGGTCTCGACCACCACTTCCCGAAGATTGCGTTTTCCGCCCACCTTTGCCGCGTGTGCCTCTATTTCAGCATCGCCAAAGGGACGCACTACTTCTAATTTCTTGTCTCCTGTCTTCTCAGCCATTTTATTGTATTTGGTTTTCGATTTCGATTTCGATTTCGATTTCGTAAAAGTTATATCACATTCCAGTCAATATGGCTCACGATAAGCTCATATTCCGTAGCAATCGTACCATCGGCCTGTGAAACCTCAATGCCGTCGTTCTTGAACTCGCAGTTCCGGACAACGTCCTTATAGATTGTACCGCCCTCGGTCTCGTATTCCACCACGACATCAAAGGGAGCAATATCCTGCAACCGTTTTCCCGCGGGCATTGCCAGTTTCAGGCCGTCCACCTCTTCCTTAAAAAGGGTGATGGAAGCCTCGGCCTCATAATTGCCACGGCTCCTTCCCACGGGGTACGGCCCTGCGCCATAGACGTTCTCCTTTTCCATGGAGTCGCTGTACTTGAGTTCGGTAATGCCTTCCACATCCCGACCCATTAAATTGGCCGTGATGGAGTTCCACCCCTTCATCGTGCCAAACTTGTTTATGATCCTTTCTGCCATGTCCTCTTAAATATTATTGGTTAATCCCACCGCCACCGTAAACTCGTGCACGATGCCGTCCGCAACGATCAGTGCCTTCACCTTTACGGGCTGGGTACTGTTCACTACCTGTTTGTGGTCTATGCTCACTTCAAAGCCTGAGATGTCGTCTTCGGTAAGCATTCGGTTCAGGCTCTTTTCCAGAAGCGTTTTCCAATAGGAAACCGTTGTGGATGCGATAAACCCGGTAGTGGGGTCTTTCTTTACCTTGCTCTTTACCTTTGGCAAAAGCGTTTCACGGATGATGCGCGATGCCTTGTTCCATACCCGGTTGTTTTCGATAAATGCGTAATCCGAGGTCTGTTCTATGGCAGTGTAGCTGTTCTCAAAGAAAAACCCGGGATACCCTTCATAGCTTGCCGCTACTATATAACCCTTTTCAATGATGGCATTGAGCTGCGATTTGGCCATCGCACTTACCGAAGTGCCATCGGGCAGATAACTGCCTATCCACCTGCCCAGAGAGCCGTTGGTCAACGGGTAGTCGTTCCCGCCACGGCTGTTCAGGGGTTTCCGCTCAATATCCACAGAACCGAGGTTCTCAGATACCTTGCGTACGGCGATCATCCCTAAAACGGAGCCTATCGAAGCCTTGCCGTCATTTTTCTCGCACGCGGTGGCTACCGATACAATTGGGCATTCCTGCGTGAAAAGATCAATAGTGGGCATAACATTGCTTACCCCGATCACCGCAAAGTCGATCAACCGGTTTGCAACGGCAAGCGCATCGATAATCGCTTGGTGATCGCCCAGATCGGTCGCCTCCAGCTCGTTGGTGGTCTCCACCCCGATAAAATCAGTAGCATAGCCCTTGATGTCTTTATTGGCATTGAGGAAACCTGTAATGTCTGCCACCACATCGGTAGAAAACAGGTACAGCGTAGCCTCGGGCGCCAAACGGAAAAACTCCACGATCTGGTCGTAATAGTTTACGCTCTCGTTGGCATCAAAGCTCTCGTTAAAGCCCAGTTGCTCTGCGTCATAAACAGAGCGGATTTTCACGCCCAACCCTGCATTGTTCACGTCGGCATGCAATGTGGTTGTCTTCATTCCAGAAAACACCATTGCCACGTGGTTGTCCGTGCCCAGGGCTTGGCGTTCCAGCCCGCCCTGAAGCTTTTCAATATTTACTCCTGAAAGTTGTGCCATGTTCAGTCTTCGTTATTGTTTATTCCCAGTTCGGCCAGCCTGTTCTGGTAGGCTTCCTGGACTGTTTTGCGTTCGTCGTTGGCAAAGGCCGAAAGGTCTTCCAACGTGGCTTCTTGGATAAGCGCAATGCTATCCTTGGCGTTCATCTTTGGGGCTTCCGGGGCTTCGGGTTCGGGCAAGGTTCTATCTATGGCGATTACCCTGCCTTTTCCTGCGTGCAGCTCGGCACGGTTCCTGTCCAAAAAGACGTTCCCGTCCGTAGTGGCAAATACCGTGGTGGCATCTGGAAAGCGTTCAAATACTCCCTCTGCTTGGGTGGTCAATTCTGCTTCTGAATATGTTTTTTTTGTGTTCATAACCATTTTTTTAAAAGTTGTACGGCAGTCACTATCAATGCGAGGGCCAATAAAGCACGCCCGAGATTGATCTGTACTTCCTGCCAGAATGTTAGTTCGTTTATATATACGGGTATCTCCGTCTTTTCGGTGCTGTGGGTCTCTTTCCACTGTGCCAGGAGTTCCTGCGCACGGGCTTCACAGTCCACCGTAAGCACGCTGTCCTTTAGGGTAAGCTTTGGGGCCTTCAAATTTTTGCCGGGCGTTTCCCTGGTCTTCTTTAAAACCGGTTTCCCATCGATGCAGTCCACAAGGGTAATGGTACGGCTACTGTCTCTTTCTATTTTAAAGACCGTGTCGCGCACTACCACCTTAACCTCGCGCTCAATGGTCTTGGGTACCATCTTTCGGGCTTTGCAGCCCAAGAGCATCAAGGGGATCAATATGGCAAACACTATTCTCATTGTATCGATAGTTCAAAGCCCTCCGGGGCCAATTGCAGTAACTTTTTTAATGTGTTCTTAGAATCGGTCACGTCCCTTGGTCCGTCCCCGTTCAAGTCCAAATGTTTTTCACCTACCAGGATACAGCCCAAAATGTCCGTGTAATAATTACCGGCGTGAATGAGAATCCAACTCCTTCCAGGTACGTCCAGTACGTGAAAATGGTTCTTGAACTTGGGCGAGAACCGCGTTACCACTTGGTACTTCCCCGCAGGAATGCACGATTTCTGCACCGCATTGTTCCGCCACGGCAATTCAAGGGTCTTGCATTCAAAGATCGTTTTGCCGTTCTTTTCCAAACGCAGTTCCCCAAGGGTCTGCTTTTGCTCAAAATGTCTTCTATGGATTACGGCTCGCATTTCAGTTTTTAATTCGATTTCAATTTCAATTTCAATTTCATTCCCCCCCTAAGGGAGCGGTCAGGTTGCATTAACCAAGACCGCCTGTCTTCCCGCAAAGGCGGGTATCTTTTTTTGGAGCTTGGCTGCCTCGGGAAAAATTACCAACAAAACCCTCGGCAGCCCCTTCCTCCAAACAATGTCAAAATCCAGTTTCTCTTTATACGTCCGCACTTACAATCGCGGCACTTCCCTCGATTCCGTAAGCCACGATAATGTGCCACAGACGGAAACCAATGGTGTTTTCCCTATTCTCCGGGTCTTCACTGGCGGCACGCATAAAACGTTTTACGCTTCCGGCAGCTTTCGCAGTACTTCCCTTGTGGAAAACCACGGAGCTCTTGTTGCCGGTAATGGCAGAGCCATAGGCAATCTTCTCCCATTTGGTAGCACCTGCATTGTAGGCATATTCCGGAGTGGTACTGTCCTCATAGATGGTAAACCCGTAATATCGGCTTGCAATGGCACCTTCCTTGTGGTTGTGGTATTGGGTGTAGAACTTTTTGTCCTCGTCCAAAAGGTCGCTCACGTGCTCATCGCACAAAATGAGGATACGTCCTTTTTTGTTGATGCCCTTGGCGTTCATCTTTTCCTGCAGGGTGCGCAAATCCTTTGTGGTCAGTTTCTTTCTTCCCGTGCCGTCATCGGTTCCTGTGGTCTCCAGGACAAACAGGTTTTCGGCCTCAGCCTTTTCCTGTGGTGCAAGGCCCCACAATCCGTATTCCTGGGTCTCGTCCTCCAAAGTTTCGCGGTGCTGTGCTTGCACGTCGCTCACTTTTTCGTAAGGCAGGGCATAGAGTTCGTCCTCGGTAACAATGGTGTTCTCGGTGTCGAACTTGTGCAGGCTGATCACTATATGGCTGTCGTCCCTTCGGTTCTTTACAATGGGATAGTTGGTATTGTCTATCAATACCTTGGGTGCCGCTCCCCGTTTGGGAAGTTTAATGGTGTCCTGGTTCACCCAGTTCTGGCGCGAACGTATCTCGCTTACCCAAGTGTGCTCATGGCGCAATTGCTTGAGCATTTCCTTTTCTGCCAAAGTGTTCTTTAGCTGTGTGTTCACCACCGCTACGGTGGCCAGGGACATTCCCTCGCCCATTCCAAAGCTATGGCTCGCAACAACGGCCAGCACAAACAAAAGCCCGGTCAATAAATAGTTCAATTTCTTTTTCATCGGTTCTAAAAATTGGGTTTTAAATAGATTTTAATACTGTTTTTATCTCAGTTTCGATTTTGATTTCAGAAGTATCCTTTCTGCAGTTCCTCAAATTTCTTTGGGTCTTTCTCCATAAGTACTTCCAATGCCTGCGGATCGTTATCCAAGTAGTCCTGGAGCGTCCATTTGGCCTTTGGGTCTGCGCCCTCGCCCGAAGCATCTATATGTGCCGAGGCCTTCATGGCTGGCACCATACTATCAAGTAGTGCCTTGGTGGAATCATAATCTTTCTTTGCCAATGCCTCAAAATGCGGCTTTTGGTTGGCAGTTATCTTCTTGGCCACGATGGCGGCATCAAGAAGTGCCGTAACGGCCGCGGTCTCGCGTGCTGCCAAGTTGGCCTCCGCGGTCTGTGCCTCCTGGGCCTGAATGGCCAATTGGTCAATGGCAGCTTCTATCTGCGCATCGGTGGCATCTTTTGCCAGCTTCAGCTTGGCAACGATCTCATCTCTGTTTTTCATTTCTGTTTCTGTTTTTGTGATTTCCGGTTTAATCGGTGCGCCACAGGCCGCTATGAGCATAGCCGTTTCCTTGGTCACCGGTGTCTTTTTGCTTATGGAGGTAACAAATCCCTCGTCCAAGGCTTCCTGGGCATTGAGCCACACGTCGCCCTTGCTCCACAACGCCTCTATTTCCTCCTCGGTCTTTCCGGTCTTTTCGGCATAGTGCTTACGGTACTGATCGGTAAGGCTCTTTAAAAGTTTCAATCTGGATTCAATGGCGTTCTCGTTGCCCTCCACCACTGCGGAGGGTTTGTGGTACATAAACTGTCCGTTCTCGGCCATTTCAAACGTATTGCAGATGGTGGCAAGATAACTGCCCGCACTGGCCACTATGGCACCGCCAAAACCCGATACCGTGCCCTCAAAGCGAAGTATCTCGTTGGCAATCTCATTGGCGGCAAACACACTGCCCCCGGGCGTATTTATATACAGGCGTACATCCTTGATGCCCTGCTTTATCAGGGAGTCAACGGTATATTTAAAATCGTTCACCTGAAAACCATAAAGCACTCCCTCCACGCGAATGTGGGCACGGCCACCGTCGTTCTTGGCGGTAACCTGTAGGGGATGCTGTTGGGCAAAAGCTTGTAAATCCATCAATGCTGTACGATTCGTTGAACTGTCAATGGCGCAAATTTGGAAAGCTTTTGCAAGCTGTAAAAATTCCAATCCCGAATCAGTAAGTATTTCATACCAATTCAGTAAGTATTTCATGCCAATTCGGGATTACATTTTTAAAACGAAAGCGGATAATGGCAAATTTGCCAGAGCAATACAGACAATAATGGCGAAGAAGAAAGAAAAAGGATTGGCAAAGAGGCTGTTCATCGATAAGTTGATGGCACAAAAGGAAATTGCCGAAACCGTGTACGTTACCGAGAAAACGGTATCCAATTGGGTGATCGCGGGAAACTGGCGGCAATTGCGCGACGCCAAGCTCAACAACTCACAGTCGCGCACCGAGAACATCAAAAAGGTGATCGCGGAGCTTACCAATATGACCCTGCAGACCCTCGAGGAAATCAAGATAGCGGAGGCCAACGGAGACCAAGCACGGTTACTGGACCTGAAAAAGGAGACCACCCGTATTTCGCAAGAAGTGGCCATGTACCAAAAAGCCCTGGAACGCCTTGAAAAGGAATTCAAGATAAGCCTGAGCACCTACCTTGAAGTAATGGAGGACGTATTTGAGGCCTTGATGAAATGGGACAAAAAAGTATATCTAAAAACCATCGACTTCCAAAAATCGCACCTGCAGCACATTGCAGAAAAACTAGGATAATTATGCTAAAAAGAATTATGGGCCTTGCCCTGAACCGCGCACCCCTACGACAGTATTACCTTGAAATAGGCGCATACCTGCTCAAAAAAGGGAGCAATGTGGAAATAGGGCAGATACTGAAGGTGAAAAATGTGAAGCCGGGCGTGCAACAGGTAAAAGTGGTTACCGAAATGTACTTCTCCTTCCACGACAACAAAATAACCCACCGCACCGGAACCCGTGTACTGCGCAAATGAAAAAGATAGACAAACAAAAGGTAGAACGCTATAAAAAGCAACTGGAGATGATCGGCTCGTCCGTCCATCTCAACCCTTTTGAAACCAAACAGGAGCAAAAATCGGCCGTAGAGCGCGCCAAGAAAGATTTCGCCTTTATGGTGGAACGCTACTTCCCGCACTATGCCGGGGCATCTACCCCAGATTTTCACATCAAGTTTGCAAACAAGGTCCTCAAAGACCCCACCTTCAAAGGTTTTGCCCAATGGGGGCGCGCCCTTGCAAAATCGGTGGTCAACAATATCCTGCTTCCCTTCTGGATTTGGATGAACGAGGGCGAATGCTACTTTGTGCTCATCGGTTCCAGTGCGGACAGGGCGGAGCAGCTCCTGGAGGACATCCGTGCCGAGTTTGAGGCAAACCCGCAGATCATCAACGATTTTGGGCAGCAGTTCAACCAGGGCAACTGGGAAGCCGGTTTTTTTATCACCAAGGGAAAGTTCATAGGCCAGAGCTTGGGGATGGGGCAGTCCGTGCGTGGATTGCGCGTAAAGGACAAAAGGCCCACCCATTGCGCCGCGGACGATCTGGAGACCAAGGACATCAACAAAAACCCGAAACGGCAGGAAAGCATCGCCAAATGGATTGAGCGCGACCTGTTGCCAACAATGGACGGGCCCACCCGCCGCTTTGTACAGTCTAACAACCGCTTTGCGCCCAGAATGGTGCAGACCATCTTGCAGGAACGCCACCCGGAATGGACGGTAGATCAGGTAAACGCCTACGATCCCGTTACCTATAAACCCACTTGGTTCGAAAAATACGGCCCCGATTATTTCAAAGCCCTTGAAAGGGAAATTGGCGTACTGGCCGCAAAAAGCGAATACAACAACGATCCCCACACCGAGGGAACCATCTTTCTGGAGAGCCAGATACAATGGGCACCACGCCCAAGGCTCAACCAGTTCAAGATCATATTCGGGTGGTGGGACGTGGCCTATGGCGGTACATCCACTTCGGATTATAACGCCGTGGTAGTGCAGGGACTTAAAGAAACCGATTTTTATGTGCTGGACGTTTTCTGCAAACAGAGCAAGATGAACGAGGCCATTGCCTATATGTGCCTATACCAGAAATCGCTTCCCAAAACGGTGATCGTGCATTGGATATTCGAGGCGCAGTTCTGGAACGATGCCGTGCGCGATGCCATCAAAAAAGGGGAGACCGGTTTTGGCGTAAAGCTAAACATCATCCAGCGGCAACTGCCCAAGACCAGAAAGTACGACCGCATCCTTACCCTGCAACCGTACTATCAGAACAACAAGATTTTTTACGACGAGCGGCTCAAGCACAACAACGATGCGCAGGTGGCACTGGCACAGCTCTACGGCATAGAACCGGGCTACAATACAAAGGACGATTACCCCGATGCCCACCAAGCCGGGATAAGCGAACTGGAACGCTACGTAAGCCACTCGGACAGTAGCGGAGATACCGAAATAGTAACGGGCGATTACAGCCAATCCAAAAACCTTTGGTGATGATATACCTACAGAAAGAAGACCTGATAACCCACGCCTTTGAAAGGCTGATAGACGAATCGTCCAACGACTTTGCCAATACCCTAAAGAACGTGGAAGCCGAAAACATCGGCATCCTCAAGAGTTACCTTGGAGCTGTTTATGACGTGGATACCATATTTGACGAAAATGCGCCCATCCGCAATGCGCTCCTGGTCCGCATCCTGACCAAAATGGTGCTTTATGACGTGGTGCGAAGGAATGCCGCCCGGAAAGTGCCCGCAGACTATGTGGAGGAATACAAGAACGCCATAGAGACCCTTGAAAAGATAGCCTTTGGCAAATTGGAAATAAAAGGCCTGCCCGCTGCCATTGATGACCAGGGCGAGGTAATAAGCACCACGCTATTTGGCGATAACAGAAACCCTAATTTTTACATCTAAGATGAAAAACCTGCTCAACAACTTCTATAAAAAAGCCGAACGCTATTTCCTTGAAAATGCAACCGTGCAGGAACTCAACGTGCACGCCGTGCAAAAGGGAAGTGCCAAGAGCGATTTCCTCGAGGTGCAGACAGAATCCATGCAGGCCCAGACACTGGAAGTATGGAAGCTGGCGTTGCTCCTTGCAAACGATTACCAGAACCCGGACAAGACCATGCTGCAGACCCTGTACAACAACCTGTTGCTGGACAACCATTTGGGAAGCATCATAGACAGCCGCATCCTGCACTCCCAACGGTCGCCCTTCAAGATCATCGACAATGCGGGCAACGAGGTGGAAGACCTATCGGAACTGTTGGAACGTACCTGGTTCGAGGATTTTGTGCGCATTGCGCTCAGCAACCGTTTTGAGGGCGTAAAGCTCATTGAGCTGTACGAACTCGACCCCTTTACCAAAGAGCTCTCCGAGGTAGAGGAAATACCCATGGCACATTTTGATGCCGTACGGGGCATCATCAAGAGAAGACCGGACGAGCTCCACGGATGGCCGTACAAGGAAGGACAACTGGCAAACCATTACATACAGGTGGGCAAGGACAAGGATTTGGGGCTATTGGCAAAGATGGCACCCGTCATCCTTTCCAAAAAGCTGGGCTTTGGTTCTTGGCTGGACTATGTGGAAAAATATGGCGTGGGAAATCTCTTTATCACCACAGACCGCGAAGATGCCGGAAGGCTCAAGCAGTTGGTAGAGGCCGCCAAAAACTTTAAGGCCTCGGGCTTTATGGTGGGGCGCGGCAACGAGAAGTTCGAGATCAAGGGCGGCGATGCCGGAAACCCTGCCAACTTCGATTTGTTGATTGACCGTGCCAACTCCGAAATGAGCAAGCGCATCCTTGGCGGTTCGGGCATTACCGACGAAAAGAGCTTTGTGGGAAGTGCCGAGATACAGTTCCGCATGGCAAAGGACCGGTACGACAGCGATAGGCTGTTGCTGAAAAACGTGATAAACCAGCAGCTATTTCCAAGGCTTGCAAAACTGAGCCCCGTTTATACGGCATTTGCCAACCATTATTTTGAATGGCAGGAAGAGCCGGAAGACCCGGCATACCTAAAGGATTTGGTCACCGGGCTGGCACCGCACTTTGAGCTGGACATAGAGGAACTGAGCCAACGCCTGGGCGTGCAGATACTCTCGCAAAAAAACAACGCTACGCTTCCGCAACCCGAGGAAGGGGACGAAAAAAAAAAGCCCAGGCCAAACGTAAAGGCACTGCTGGATGAGATAACGGCTTTTTATGAAACCCACCACGACTGTGGCCACGATCACTTTGTAGAACCCACCGCCCTGGACTTTGGCCGTTGGGATGCCCTTATAGACCGTATTGCCAAAGACCTGCACGAAGGAAGGCTAAAGCCCGAGGATCTGGACAGCGATGCCATTAACGCCACATATTCTGAACTGAACCAAGCCGGAAGGAACGGATATGGCAAGGATTGGGTCTCTTTTCCCGGGGACGGAAAAGGAAACCTGCCCAACGAGCTGAAGAAAAACCTGTATATGTTTTCCGGTGCAAAAACCTACGCCATGCTGGAACAGCTAAACGGGCTGTTGTACGATAAGGACGGAAAACTACGGCCGTATAACGAATATGAAGTCTTTGCCCGAAAACTGAACCGCCAGTACAACCGCAATTGGCTACAAGCCGAATGGCAGACAGCAAGGACCGCCGCACAAATGGCGCAAAAATGGGAGGGCTTCCAAAAAACCAAGGACCTCTTTCCCAACCTCGAGTTCCGCACCGTGGGCGACGACCGCGTACGCGAAGCGCACCAAGACCTGCACGGCATTATAAAACCCATAGACGATGCGTTTTGGGCCAAATATTTCCCACCACTGGATTGGAGGTGCCGCTGCGACGCCGTTCCCACCGCCGCAGGGCCCAAGGGCAAAGTGCCCGAGGGAATGCCCGAGCCAAACTTTAAGGGCAACGTGGCACTGGACGGGGAGATATTCACCAAAAAAGGAAACTTCTTTAAGCTGCTGAACAGCAACCAGAACGCAAAGCGCAACATGGAACTGATGAAGCTCAATGCGCCCTATGTAAAATCTCCTCAAAACAAGAAGGTGGAAGTGAGCATCTTTGCAGACCAAAGGGATTTAAAACAGAACGTGGAAAGTGCGCTGAAGATTGCGGACAATTTGGATATAAAGGTCCAGATACGTGCCCATTTGGATACCAACATTGCCAAAGGGTTTACGAATGCCGAATACTACATCAATGGAAATCTATCAGACCTTAAAATAAATTTTGAGGAAAACAACTATAAGGCAATTTCAAATGCCTTTACCGCAGCAAAAAAACAAAGGTTGAGCTCGATAGTTTTTGATTTTACCAATAGCTTTAAAAATTTGGATACGACAAGGGTAGCATCAGAAATGAACAAGAACTTGAACTCTGGAAAGAACAGCCGATACAGAGAGTTTATTTTTATTTATAAAAACAATGTAGTTTTAATAACCAGAGAGAATATATTGAAAAATGAAATGGAAGCAATACTGAAAAAGCTAAAATCCGAACCATAAATGATCCGGATTCTAGTGTGGAGCTTGAATTTGACCTCGCGCTCCGAAATACAAATATACAAAACTTTTAAATATGGCGAAACAAAACTTTAAAGACCATCAAACATTATATACGAAAAAAAGCAGACTAAAAGCCTGCTTTCCTGTAGTGTCCACACCAAGGGACTAACCGAGGGTCTGACTAGAAGCACAAATATACAAAACTTTTTAAATATGAATATCTTTAACGAACAGCTTAACGGATAACCGATGAAAAACTTCAAAGCCCCCGACTTTCTCGCAGTGGCGGACAAACTGAAAGCCGATATGCGCCGCCACGCAAAGGTTTACTGCCTGCGGTGGTTTGACGATAGCTTCCAGAACCAAGGGTTTACAGACGCCGCCTTCAAGGCGTGGGACAAACGCGACCCAGACCGAAGCCCGGGAAGGGCCGTCCTGATAGACACCACCTTTTTGCGGAAGAGCATCGGCATTTTAAAGGAAGACGAGACCACCGTAACCTTTGGCACACACGTGCCCTATGCCGCCGTGCACAACTATGGCCTACGGGTACGGGCGGTACAGAACGTGCGGGGCTTCCACAGGGTGCGGAACGGCAAAAGGGAGCAGGTGCAGCCCCACACCCGAAAGATGGACACCCAGTACAAACAGCGCCAGTTTATGGGCGAGAGCCAACAGATGATGGACAACCTGGACCAATGGCTCATAGCACAGATTAAACAACGTTTCACAAATTCCTAAGCTCCCTTTTTGGGGCTTGGGGGCAAAACCATTACACCTATGCAAAACTTTAAAGAACTCTACAAAGAACTGGCAGACAAGATAACCGCCCACGTGCCACAGCTAAAGTGGGTCGATCTGTGGAACTCGCAGGTATATAACCTGGAGGACGAACACCCGTTCCCCACCCCAGCGGTCTTTCTTGCTTTTAGGAGCAACCAAATGGCCGACCTGGGCAAAAAGGTACAGAACGTAACCGCCCAGGTGGACGTATTTGTGTTTTACGAGACTTTTCTCGATACCTTCAAGGGAGCTTACAACCAACAGGACGCCCTGGACTTCCTGGACATTATGGACCAGCTCAACCAGACCCTGCACGGCAGTGGGGGCGACAACTACAGCAGTATGCGCAGGGTGAGCTACAGCCCGGTGGACACCGGCGGCAGTGGCAACCTGTGGAGCATTACCTATGAGGCTACGCTTATGGACTATAGCGCACAAAAAGTATATGAAGAAGGCGGGTTTAAGGACGTGGAGGTACAACCTTACGACGTACAGCTCTAAACGCGGTAAAAAACAATGTTCTCGATGGTCTTGGGCGAGCGGAAATAACGGGCAGACAAAATCTTGAAGATATAGGCATCGGTAAACTTGCGGCACCCGTACTTGTCGTCCTGCTTGCTTAGCTGGGCATAGTCTTCCCGCACGGCACGGTACAGGGCTTGGGTGTTCTTCTTCCGATGGTTATGGGGCATACGCCAAAGATATAAATTTTATCTATAATTTAACATAAGCGCCCAAGTGTGGGTTATTAACAGGGATTTGAACAATAAAAAACCCGCCACTTGGGCGGGGGATGTTGAAATTAACAGATTTAAGTATCTCATCCAATTTTATCCGATTTTATCCTGTTACAAGGTTCACAAAGCAATTGAATATTTCTATAAGTATTAGAACCTCCCTTTGCAAAAGGAATTATATGATCAAATTCAAGTTGTTCATTGCTACCACATTCTCGACATTTACCATTATCTCTGTTCCAAACCAAATCTTTTACTTGTTGTAAAATATGTCTGCTTACCGGACTATTTAACATATTTGAAAATTTGGGAAGTTTTGCAGTATCAAGATTAGCAATATCAGCTCCCTGTTCTATGGCTCGACGAATTTCATTTTCTTGAAATTCCTCAAATTGGTCATAACTCAAATTGAATAATCCTTGTAAAACGACTTTATGAACAGCCTCTTCTTTATCTATTTTATTGTCTGAGTAAATTCTTCCAAACTGCCGGAATAAAATATCCTCGATTTCTTGATATCGCAGAGAGTAAAAATCGCCTTCTTTTATTTTGAAGTGTTTTTTTAGAAGTTCAACATTAAATTTTTCGTTTTCGGAAATAATATGGTCATTCAAAATCAAGTTAATATAAACGATTAAAAGGTCAATAAGTTCTTCTTTTATATTCTCAATTTTCTTGATTTTATGTTCATCAAGTACTTTTTGGATGCTTTCTCTGTTAAGCTCATTATTATATATCAGTTCGGTTATGTCAATTATATAATCACTGAAACTTTCGATAGACAAAATTATTCCAAAGGCTTGATGAAGCTCTAAATCATTTTTTGGTAAAGATGTGGACATAGTGAGAAAATATCAATTAAAACCTATTCAAGATTGTATTCTTCAGATTCTTTGGGGGAGTATAACGATAAATTCTAAAATCGTTTTTAATTTCAACTTCATATTCATAAGTTGTCGATACTTGCAACAAGTATGTGCCATTTTCCTTATCTTTTAAAAATTCTTCAACATCTTGCAAAAAGCCATCAGAAACCTTTCCTTGAAACTGAAGTTTGTTTTTCTTTTTTTCTATTGTTACTGAAGAATTAAGAACCTTTGTGTTTAATTGTTTTTGTCTTTTTTCTTCGGCTTGTTTATCTTTTTCAGCTTGTTGTTTTCTGTCAATTTCAAGCTGTTCCTGTTTTTGTTGAGCTTTTAATTTCTTTTCTTTTTCCAATTCTAATAATCTCTTTTCTTCAGCCGTTTTCTTCATTTCATATTCTTCTTTAAACTTTTGAAAATCGATTGATGTCTCGTTTTCAATAATGACATAAGGATTGCCATTGTTGAAGAAAAATGAAACTCTATCTTGCAAATAATGATTGTAAACCTCTTTTCGTCTTTTTATCTCATCAAACTGCAGAGATGTTTTCCAAAATCCTACATAAAATGCAATTAATTTATCTACTTGTCCGGTTATCTTGCACTTTGTTATAACAAGATCATTTTCAATAGGAGCAACTGTATAATTAAAATGAAGCGTGTATGGTTTTCTATTTGAACCTATAACCATACTTTCTTTATAAATGAATTCAGCTATTCCATGACCATCTTTAAGATTAAATTTTGTGTCCATAAGAACCATACCACTGTTTTTCTCTAAATAATTTTGAACACGAAAGTTTACATAATTCAAATCAAAATAAGTGAATTGTGTTTGATGTCTTTCAAAATTTGGATTATCAGGATAATAAGGGGAGATTTTTGGTTGTTGAGAAAGAGCAATTATAGGAAGGAGAAACACGATTAAAACATATAGTTTATTCATAATTGTAATTGTTTAGTTAATAATTGTTAAATATATGAACTTCAAATTCATTTCCTAATCATTTTCATCTTCGGATCCGATTAAAAACCCGTCTTAGAACATAGCCTCTTACAATACTTATTACCGTAAAATAAAGTGTAATGACCACGTTCTTACTTGCCGTGCTTTCTATACCAAGCACAGGAAGAATGATAAAGATGGAAAGCAACGAGATACCAAAGCCAACAGCGGTGTTTGTAATGGCCTCTAGGAGGGATTGTTTTTTACTTTGGCTCATTTCATTACTGTTTTAATTCCCAGTTGGTCTTTCCAGAACTGTTCGCATTGTATTACCATGTCGTGCATAGTTGCTACGGCTCGGTCTTCGTCTTCCATTCCGCCAAGATCGTCGCGGAGAAGGAGGAGCATTTGGCCACAGGCTCCAAAAAAGGCGCGTTTGGTTTCTATGCGTTGTACTTCGTGCATTGCTGCTTCTTTTAAACCGCTACGCTTTAGGTAGAGGCTGTATTGGTGATCTAGGTCGAATTGATTCATTTTGTTTTGGATTTAGTGTTTTTTACATACTGCTCAATAGCTGCTATCATAATTACATAGACCGCAGCGGCGTTGTTTTCTGTAAACGGAAATAGGCGCATTGAAAGAAGATCTTCTTTCCAGTTTTTTTCTATTTCAAAACTCAGATACTCATTGTTTATAAAGTTGATCTTAACGGTCAAACCTTTTATGGAGTGCTCATTGTCTTTCCATTTATACTGAATGGATTTGTCATTTTTATTGCGGGTAAAGATGAAGTTGTTATACTGCGTCCAGGAGATGTATAATTCTGGCTTAATACCTAGTTCTTTGGCATCTTTGGTTAGGGTTTCTTTTGTTATTTTCATTTGGTTTTGGTTTAGTTGGCATTAGTGAATTGATGCATGATTGTCTTCCCAATAGCGTTTGTTTAAATAACGGTAGGGATTGGCTTTATCTACGTGCTTTCTGGCTAGATAGTTGTCATAAACTTGTATGTAGTTTAGTGCGTTAATCCGGTCTTTTCTTGACAATTTATTCCATGTACGCTCGGCATCGATTTTCTTTATTTTATGGTCAAATGATTGCCAAAAGAATTCAAACGACAGATCAGGCTCGCCAATGGTAATTTCAAACTCCGATTTTTTTTGTTTAAGCCAAGTTTCTTTCATTTGGGTTTCGTTCATTGGGAATTTCTGCTGCACAAATAGAAAGTCGAGCTGTGATTTTGTGAGCGGCTTATCTTGGATTTCAAACGCCTTTAAATTGCCTTTTAAATCATATTTAAAGACCCAAAGGATGTTGGCGTTTTTGTGCGTTACGGTGTATGTGGTGCAGTTTTCCATTAGGATAGTTTTTGGTCTAATTGGTCAAACAGCTGTTGGGCTGAGAGGTGGAAGTTCTGGAAGCCATACACACCCAATATCTGGTGCAGTGTAAAGGCTTGGTAATACTTCAACTTGAAATTGCTTGGTTTCTTTTTCCCATCAATAGCTAGATGTTTTTGGGCTACCTTTTTCCGCAAATCCGCCCACAAACTGTAAAAGTGTTTCATTCTTTTTTGATCCTTGCTGTCGTATAAGCCAAGTGCTGGCGGTTCATTGTTTAAAATTTCGAATGCGGACAGCAGTTGCTCGGCGGTAACTTTCAATGTTATATCGTAATTGTTCATATATTGATTTTAGAAGGTTTTATCATTTCATTTAGAAAGGCAGTCTCGGCTTTGGATAATTGCCGTTTGCTCATAAGTTCATCCTGATAGAGCCACACCTTAAGCTCTGTTCCGTCCTCCCGGAACAGGAACCAGGTATTCGGGGTAGTTAGGGATGGCTCTATGTGAATGGTTTCGTGCATTATTATCTACAATCAGTTTCAGGTTCGGTTAATTTTTCTTTGCAAAGCGTGCAAATAACCACTGTGGTTTCGCAGTTTAGTATGGTTTCAACGCCTATAATTGCGTGGGCTTCTGTCGGATGAGTGCAGGGGTGTAATACGATCATTATTTCTCGTTTAAAAATTCCTGTTTCCTTAATAATATGAAGGCGAGCTTCTTTGTTGAAAAATCGACTTTGGAATACATGCGCTTTATTATGTTACGGCATTCATCCAAATTATACCCAGTGTCCAGGTACGCGATGTAATCGTTCAGTTGATCGAGACGGAGTATCTTAATATCGACAATAGTGGCGGTGTGGAGCACTTCGTCTTTGAGTGTTACGTCGTACACTTCGCCAACTTTGTATTTTGATGGATTTTCTAAACGTAGCGTGGTGTAGGCTTTACACTCGAGTTTGTTATTCCAGTTGTAGGAGAAATTGATTGTTTTCATTTATACAAAGTTTTTAAAATGCCATTCAAGGCATTTATTATCTTACTGCATTCGGCAGGGGTCATTTTTTTAAGTGGCTTCCTAACTGGACTCCTATCGCTTTGCAACCAAGAACCGAAACGTGCTAGATCCGGGACTCGTCCATATTTGGTGTTCGCCATTGTCCATTTGATCTGGTGCAAGAGGCTTTGGATCTGTAGGTGCTGTTTGTTGCTTCGGTCAAAATAGCCCCAGAACATGGGAGAATCTTCCTTGGTGACTTTTACTGGCTGTTTGCCTAGCTTCTTGATGATCTCGTTGGCCTGTTCAAAACTGAGGTCGTTGGTGCTGGTCTTTTCCACGCTTCCGGTGGCCCACTGTACAAATTCCTCTTTGATGTCGCGGTTAGGCGTGTTAAGGTGGATTAGCTGTTTTTGTTTTTTTGTTGCTTGCATAATCATTGGGCTTAATCGGAAATTTTACGGTTATCTACCGGAATTAACGCATCGCATTGGGTTGTGATTCCTTGGTTTCCAAAGCGGGTAACGCTGCGGAGCGGGGCGTTGGTTTTTGCATCCAGCTTAAGCTGAAGGTATCGGGCGCAATGGAGGCGTAGGCCGCAACGGTCATTGTTACAGCGGGAAACGTCGTTTGGGATGAAAGGTGCTCGTGTTTTCATAAGTTGTTGTTTTGTCCCACCTAACCCTCCCAAAGGGAGGGAAGCTGGGGGTGGTTAGTCTAAACCGTGAAAATGGCTTTCTTGATCTTTATTCTGCCAGCGCGCTCGGCGGAATTGAGAAATATGTTGAAAACCTTGGCTTCGGTAACGTCCAGATGTTGGCCCATCCAGTTGCCGTTCATGTCCAGCCTCACCTCCTTGCCGTTAACGTGGATGAGGCCGCTGTCTATTGCTTCGCATTTTATTTCGGTGGCCATAGCTTACAGGGATGAAAATTGAAGGCTTACATCTTGCCATTTTTGTTTGTCGTCTTTCATATACAAGCGGCAGTACAATGATGAGCCAACTACACGCTGGCAATCGTCCAGTTTGTCAAATTCGGCTATCAGGTTGTCATCGCCAAGCTCGCGTACTTGTTTGCGGGCTTTTGCGAGCAGTTTTGGATCGTATTCGCCTTTGGTGCCTTTGATGAGTAGGCCGTCCAGAAGGTTGTACATTCCTTTGTGGCGCGCTTCAAACTTTTCACGGAAAATGTCTTTAATGGCATTAATGTGAACGGTGGCTTCCTCATTGAACTCGAACCGCTCTTGACGATCTACGGTTACCTTAATGGTGTCCTCTTCATTTTTAAGGCTGAAAGATTTGGTTTCTTTCGGTTCTTTGCCTTCAATGGTGTACATGCGGTCGTAGAGCTTATTGGCTTCGCGAATGGTGTATTCCTTGATTTCCTTCATCTCCTTTTGGAGCTGTTTGAACTTGCCAGCGGCGTGCAGGGCAAAATTGTCCTTATCTGTCCGGAACTGCTTTTTTGCGGTTTTGTAGCCTTGTATTTCGGCTTCTTGCCTTCTTTCCAATTCTGCCTTCAGCTCGGAGGCTGAAAGGGTGCTTAGGTCTATTGTTTGTGTGCTCATTTTTATGATTGTTTAGGGTTATCTGTTTTGAAAAAGCTATCGAGCTTCGCTATTAGTGTAGCTTCAATACATAGGTTTTGTAATCTAGGATCGTGCTTAAATGCTTGAGCTAGTCTGTCGAGGATGATAGAGGTCTTCCCTTTGGCATCGAAAGTTGTACGGCCATTTCCAATATTCAGTAATAGCGATGCTTCAGCTGTGTGATTTCTTTTAATGAACTCTTCCTCTATTTGGGTGGTGCTATATTGCTCTAGGCCGATGTCCGAACCAAGGTCGATTCCCCAACGTATTGGCTCGTTATTATTATCTAGGTGCTTTTTTACAGCATCTACAAATTTTGCAGCGGCTCGATCTGACAATTCTTTTTCTATTTCTGCCATTGTGAAATGGTTCAGTTTTGGGTTAAGAGCACCGTCCATAGTTCTGGCCAATTGCTCTACTTTCAATTTGAAGGTTGATACTTCTCTGAGGTCTGTTATTGTGTTCATTTGGATTATGGTTTTAGATTAAATTTTAAAATCTGTTATTACTTGCTTACACTTCACTTCCAAGTGTTCGGGAATGGTGTAGCTTGGTTTGGCGGTTTCTTTGCCGTCCAGTTCTATGTGGTTGATGGCTCTAATAATGGCTGAGCGCTCCATGTTTAGGCACGTGCGCTGGCCACTGCTAAAGTAGCCTCGGTCTCGGCTGTGGTAGAGTACGGAACCAAGGAGCTTAAAGCGTTGCTGCAGTTCTGTTTTTGTCATAATTGGCGTCTATGGTTTTAATGGTTTCAAAGTTTCTAACACTGGGCAGGCGTTCCATCCATTCGGATATTGCCCTGTGGTTTCCGGGCTGCCAGTTGGCGGGTATGTGGTTTACTTTTAGGTTCATTGGTTTAGGGCTTCTTTAATTAGGTTGCTGTTGTAATACTTTTGAAGCTTGTACACGTGCTTTGCGTAGAGCTTTTTGGCGTCGTCTTGGGTGTAGCTGGCCGCGTAGGGCGTTGCCTCTTGGATGAATTCACGCTCCACGGCTTCCAGTTGGGCGTACCACCAATTGTATAGCGTGTTGTTGCACATCAGTTTTTGTACCTGCTGTTGGTTTTGGCCTTTTTGCGCGCAGTAGCTGAGCCACCAGTCCATAAGGAGCATTTCGTAATCTTCGGTGGTCATTTTTAGGATTTCATTGATTGTTTTCATGGTTTTTGGGTTTAGAGTATTTCGTGGAATTTTCTTGCACCTTCTTCCCAGATGGTGTAGGGTTCGGTCAATATGCCCCGACTGGCACGGCTTATGGAATAGGCGCGGAAGCCCTGGACAAATATTTTAACATCGCTGTCGTACCAAATAGCCTCGGCCAGTGCGCCCAATGGCTTTTTGCCTTTAGCGTGGCTTACCCAGATAAAGAGGTGCTTTGGAAATTCAGCCTGCAACTCCTTATATTCGCGTTTGGTCATAAAAGTGTACTGGACGGAATCGATAAACACAACCCGGGCGGTACGTGGATTGCGGAGGCGTTCCTTGAGCTCATCAATTGGCATTTTGTCCAGTATCTTGAAGCTTCCCTTTCGGCATTGCGCCATATTGTTTTCCAGCACGGCCTGTTGCATACTCAACCGGGCACCTTCCTCCAGGGTATTGTACTCTACGCGTTCCCATTGTGTTATTTGCTTTGCCAGCTGCATGTTGAATGTTGTTTTTCCCTGTCCCGGATCGCCAAAGACGAACCAACTGCCGGACACTTCGGGTGTTCCTATTAATTTTTTGAATGCGCCCTCCAGCGGAAGGGTCTTAAAGCTTGTTTGCTCCAGTTCATAGACCGATACGGCCTTTTTTCGTTTCGCCATATCATGAGGCCAGTTTTACGCGTGGTCGTTGCCCTATCTTTATTTTCTGGACGTCTCGCTTAACCCGTCTTAAATCGCCGCCACAGGTGTCGTAAATGGTCTGTATCTGCGAGGGATTTTCCACTCCGTTGGCGAAACATATTTTTGTTACGTCCTTTAATGAAACTGGATTCAGTTCTATGTAAGTCCGGCCAAAGCGGCTTTCCAGTTCGTCATAGCTTCCTTTTTCTTTCAGTACGCCAGCTCTCATTTTGCGCTCCAAGTGCTTTACGCCACTGATGATGATGCCAAGACGGCCTTTGTAGTCGTTGCTGAAATCCATTATCATATTGAATTGCGGCTCTTTAAGGTGGTCGGCCTGGTCAATGATCAATAGGCCGTTTTCAATATTTCGGATGGCGCGGTCAAATTCTTCCAGCATCTGCCAAGTGGTGCCTTGCGGTTTTTTGCCAAGGGTAATGAGCAGCTGCTTTACAAATACCTTCTGGGTCCAGGTCTTTTGACATTCTATGTGAAACACATTGTTGTTTTTGCGGTCGTAGTACTCAAAAGCGTTGGTTTTGCCCTTACCGGCCTTGTCGCTGATGCAAAGTAGGAGGCTGTCCAGCTGGGCATCGCGGCAACAGTTGTACAGGCCTTCCAGATTATCGGTTATGGCGATGTTCCAGTTAGGATCGATCTTTAAGTTGCTTTGAATCTTGTTTAAAAGGGAGTCGCTTATCTGACTAAGGTCACCGTTAACGATCTTGCTGATAACGGCGGTTGAAACCTGAGACTTTGCCGCCACATAGTTCTGTGAGCGTTTTTTGGACATCCATTTTACTTCTTGGATGAGTTGGTTTAGGTGGGTTGTTTTCATCTTATTTCAGTTTGAATGTTGTATCTATACTCGTTTTTTAGTTCTGAAAGGAATTCGTTTTGAACATCTTCATCCCAAGCAACGAAGACTGTTTTTTTTTGCGCTGAGTACTTGAAGTCTTTTTTTATTTTTTGATGCAAATAGTATCGGCGATTGTCTTTTGGCGTTCTCATAGCGATTAGTATTTATTGACCCAAGATCCTTCTCCAGCTTCCGCGGTTTCCCTGATTTGTTTTGGGATGTTTCCTCGGAATTTCAGTTCTAAATCTTGTTCCTTGATTAATGATTCTTCAGTAATATTTGTTCTATGGCGCAGGGCCTCCAGTTCGGCCTCAATTCGTTTCAGCTCCTCATCGCGCACGTGCAGCATTTTGTGTTTGCGGTTGCGATCGTGATCGTCCATAAGTGCGGGGATACCTTTTACCTTTTTGATCGGTTCGGCATCTGCCACATACTTGGTGTCGCCGTTTGGAAGGCGTAGGTATAGACGGATGTAGTTATCCAGTTGGTTAGGATCGTATTGGTAGTGGAACTTGCAACCGGTGTATTTATCTCTGAAATCCAGATCGACATTTCCATCAAGGTCATACACCTCAAAATGGTAGGTCTCTTTGCGAATGGTAGGCGTGAAACCTGTGGAAGTGTAGGTAAGCGCATCTTTGGAAGTGATCCAGAACAGGCGCATCATATCCAGCTCGTTGATGCGTTCCAATTCAAACTGGCTTTCGTGCTGATAGACTTCGTTTCGGGATTGCCCAGGGAACTTCGGGTGCTCCATTGCGTTCCATTTTTCCACGTAGTAGCTGAAGGCTGCTATTAGTTCGTCAATAGTCTTTAACTTGTCCCGGTGGCGTTTTACGAACTCCATATTTGGTCGGCTATCCTCGGTGCGCACGGTTACGGCCTGTTTGTCGCTCCAGTACACTTTATTAAGAACTTGCTGCTGAAAGCGTTTGAAAATTTGCTCTACAGGCGATCCGTGCTCAAGCGCGCGGTGTGGATAATGCTCTCCGTTGGTGGCAATAACGCGATCGTACAAATCCTGCATTTCTTCCATTTTGTGGCCTCCTTGATTATCATAGGTGATCAGGGCAGGTTTTTGAAGGCTCTCACCCATTGCCATCTTGAAAGCGTGAAAGTGTTGGGTGTAGTTCTCGTGGTCCAGCCCACAGTAGAATCCGAGTATCTTTTCTGAATAGACATCAAAAACGATATCGTGCTTTAGGTCTGCACCCATATTATAGTTTGCTCCTTTTTTGTAGTGGATCCAGTCGAGTTTGGAACCGTCGATGGCCAAGTAGCAGTTAGGGAACCAATCGGACTTGTCTCGTGAAATCTTGTGGCCGTACTCATTGATCCAAGCGGCCTTTCCGTGACGGCCTAGAAACCATTTTTTGCGGTTTACAGGCTTCATCAGCCATTTGTAGATGGTGTCATCGTCCAGTTTTGGCCATTTTTTGGCGGCGCGCTCGGCTTCGTAGCGTGTCCACACATCCAATACGGTAGGCTTGTTGGGCAGGGCGTAGTGGGCGAGGATGAAATCGGCAATTTTACCCTTTATTTTTAAGCCGTTAACGTTGCCTTCGTTTCCGTGGATGAGAGTGGCGTAGCTGCCTTCTTTGTATTCATAATACCGGCGTTCTAGGCTTCGAGGGTTGGAGGGCAATTTATGGGGGAATTTTTGTTTATCGTTGGGAAGCTTAATGGTCTTTAGTTCGTTTACGACCTTGGAAAGTGTGCGTTTTGCCTCGGTAATTTTGAAGCTGCTGTTCCGGGCTTTCTTTTCGTCTATTTCCTGAAGCAGTACGCCATAAAGATTTAGGATTTGCGCCTCGATGTAGTGCTGGTATTCCTTTTCTGGGGAAAGGCCGGCTTTGGCGTAGAAGATGGCGGCTTCGTCATCATTCTGGAGACGGTTCAGGAAGGAATCGACGTTTTCTTTTTGGTAGGGGTCTCCGAAGTGTTTTTTGATTTTTTGTAAGTAGGTGGGCGGAATGCTATCGTACTTTATGAGACCAGTACGGCCGTTTCCTTTGGTACGGACTCTAACCAATTTTTTGCGTTGCACCCATTTCTGGAATTGGTCAAGTGTGGCAATACCGATGAATAGGAAAACGTCTTGATTGACGCAAAGTGTGTTTCCGTTGTAGGTTTCGTATATGGGTCCTGATGGAATCATAATTCTTAATTGGTTGCTCCCGCCGTGGTGTCGAAACCACGCTGTGCCGTGGCGGGATTTTCACTATATTTGAAGTGCTAACCTTAAAATAATAGTGATATGGCTTATTCTAAATGTGCTTCTTGCAACTCAACGAGTTTTGAATCCTCTATCGAGACTCCGAAAAATTCTAGGTATAAATTGCAATTCATAAAATGCGCTTCTTGTGGGGCCGTTGTAGGAGTTATGGATTATTACAACATTGGTGCTTTGGTTCAAAAACTCGCTAAAAAGATGGGATTTGATATTTAATGCTCAGAACCCCTGCAATCTTGAAATACAGCAGATTGAACTCTTTTATTAATCTCCTTTAAAACCTGTTCGGTTACAATCGGACAGGTGTCCTGTGTTACATACATTTTAGAAATATGTATGTTAATGGTTGTCTTGCTCATAATTCTGCAATTTTAGATTCAATTGTTTCGTTTCTTTTTTCAATTACAGCCTTGGCATAGGCCGCCACTTTGTGGTTGTTGTTATCACCGTTAAACCAGCGTTCCACCGTTTTTCTGTTTACCTCGGCAAGCCTTGCTATACGGGCAATGTCGCCCCATATCAACATTTCTTCCAGTGCCTTGCGTTCTTTTACTGTCTTACTTTTCATATCTTTGGGTTATTGATAAGCAAATATATACAGAATTTTCTGTATTAACCAAATAAATATGAAGAATAATACAGATATTTCTGTACGTCTAACGAAACTAATTGATTCCTTGGGAATTACAAGGAATGAATTTGCTAAAAATTTAGGCTACGATAGAACTCAGGGCATCTATGATATGACTAAAGGAAAAGCCAAGCCAAGTTTTGACTTTTTCGAACGTCTATTAAATTCAGAATATTCTGAAATTATAAATATTGAATGGCTCTTGACGGGAAAAGGAGAAATGCTGAAAAAGACCGGTGCCGATCCACTAGAAAAGAAGCCCCCGGAAGACGAAAGGGACCAGTACCTGATCACGCTGCAACAAAAGCACATTGAAAAGCTGGAAAAGGAGATTGAGCAACTAAAAAAAGAACTGGAACCTCAAAATAATTACCGAAACGTTGCTGAACCAGACCGGTAATTGACAAATTGTACAAGGTTTGCGCGGAAAAAATAGAGCCGTTTTATACCTAACACATTGATAATCAACAAAAGCACCCCTTTTAAGGTGCTTTTTTTATGTCGTTTGCCCCCCTTTATAACCACCAAAAAGGGCGTTTTTCACCTTTTTTTGGTTGCTTAGGTATGGTTTAGAGGTCTGTTTTTATCGCTTTTTGTCCATCCTACTGTCCATCCTACTGTCCATCCTACCTTTTTTTACCATTTTGTTGGCCTCAACAAAAAGGTGGCTTATCCTGCCCAAAAAACCACCTTGCAACACAGCCTTCTAATGTGTACATTTGTGCCATACCCCTTGTTTTTCTAGGCAGTATAGTACTTATTGGCACTTATGGACCACCCAATGGAAGATCACTGTTGATAAAAAGTATTTTAAGGCTTGTTTAATGGTAGATAAATGGTAGATAAATGTAATTAATGTACAATTTGCTTTTGCTAACCTCAGCGCATAAAAAAGCCCGTGTCGCTTGAAAACACGGGCTTTTTGAACCTTTTTATAAACCTTTTTATATTGTATTATTTACTTTACCCCTTATACATCACTCATAACTCATCACTGGAAAAAGTTGTCAGTAATGCGAGTTGTTAGTTGGTGGACAGTAGAATTTTTTTCACTCATCACTCATCACTCATCACTCATCACTCATCACTCATCCCTCATAACTGGAAAAAGTCGACCCGTCTCAGGATAAACTCCATCGAGGGACGATTTCGATTTCCACCTTTTTTCTCCCTTCCATAAAAAGTTAAAATGAATATAATTTGTTTATTTTAGCCTGAATTAGAAGTGTCTTTCTTGCGAACCTTGTGGCAGGAAAAGAGACTAGACAATTCCTCTAGTATAATGCCCCTATGATAACTGTAACGAAAACCTTTCTTCCTCCTCAGGAAGAATACAATAAAATTCTTAAAAGAGCATGGGATGCGGGTTGGGTGACGAACCGAGGCATCTTGGTGCAAGAATTGGAGCAAAAGCTTAAAACCTATTTAAATGTCCCACAGGTTTTAGCTACAACCAATGGAACTTTATCATTACAAATAGCTATAAAAGCTTTGGGACTAAAAGGAGAGATTATTACCACTCCATTTAGTTATGTAGCGACCACCTCAACGATTATTTGGGAAGGATGTAAACCGGTTTTTGTGGATATCCATCCCGAATATCTGACAATAGACGAAACGAAAATCGAAGCGGCCATAACTCCAGATACTACCGCCATTTTAGCAACTCATATTTTTGGAAACCCTTGCGAAGTCGAGGAAATTGAAAGAATTGCCAAGAAGCACAATTTAAAAGTCATTTATGATGCAGCCCACGCATTTGGGGTAAAGTATAAAGGTGAAAGTATCTTTAATTATGGCGATATAAGCGCGTGTAGTTTTCACGCTACCAAGCTCTTCCATACGGGAGAAGGAGGTGCCCTTTTTACGAGGGACAAGAGTTTAATGGAAAAATTATTTTATACTCACGATTTCGGGCATAATGGTCAGGAGGGATTTTCAGGTGTGGGAATAAATGCTAAAATGAGTGAGCCACAGGCAGCGATGGGCTTGACCGTTTTACCATATATGGAGAAGATTTTGAAGGATAGAGAGCAGGTGATAAGTACTTACAGAAATGAAATCCGCAATTTGCAATTCTTAAAAATAAGACCAGAAACGGATTGGAATTTTTCATATTTTCCAGTGATATTCCCATCAGAAGCTGATCTTTTAAATGCTATAAAGATTTTAAAAAAGGAGGATATTGTCCCGAGACGATATTTTTATCCTAGTCTTGATACACTTCCTTATATAAAAAGAAGTGCAGATTCTATTTCCATGGATATAAGTTCCCGTATCTTATGTCTACCTTTATTTACGGATTTTCCAGACCAGGATTTAAAAAAAGTGATTTCAATAATGAATAGTCTATAA